CAAGCCTCTAGCTTCTAAGATAGCAGGTTCTTCTTCAAAGACGTTTTGTGACCAGTTGAGTGCGTTAGGAACGAAACCACCTAAGACGTTTGCCCCTACGTTTTCAAAGGCTTCGACTGGCTTCTCCATTAAGTCCAGAAGCTCACCTAAGTTCTCGATGTAGGATTTTTTCATGGTGTTGTCAGCTATAGCCGTCGTAATAATAGCAACGACTTGAAAGAACTCGTTCTGCTTTTCCTCAAACTCCTCCTCGCTCCCGAACTCGCTAACTCCGGTATCTCTCATGTCGGAAAATCCTTTTGAAATATCCGCCATCATACCAAGGGTGGTAGCAAACGGGTCGAGACGCTGGTAGCTGTGCCATTTGTCGCCCCACTTAATAGCAAATGGTATCTTACCTGTAGCAGCCCAAGCTGCGCGTTTACCGGGGTCCGATGGAGGAGAACCTGTGATTCGCTCTCCAAGGGCTTCTATGTTCATGAACAAAGCTCCCGTAGACATTAAACCTACAGATAAACGACCAAGGGCTTCGGCTGATTTAATATCGTTCTCGTTTTGAACGAGTTTTAAATACTTTTGAGCTTTTTCTCGGGATGCGTTCAATGGGTCGGCTAACTCTTCGGGATTAATGATTGATGAAGGGGATATAGCTTCAAGGTCTTTTCTCTGCTTACGCATTTCTGCTACCTCTTTGACCATTTTAAACGGCCTTGGTATAGAGCGTCCCAAAGCAAACAAAAGAATGTTTGAAGGTGTCCTAACGAACGGGATGATAAAACCAAGCCAAGGGCTCATTTGGGCCATTTCTCCGGTTCTCTTAAAGAACCCGTTGGTAACTTCGTTAGTAAAGGTGTTTACAAGAGCCCAATCTGTCCCCGCTTCGACCAGCGCCTCTCTTTGGGAGAACCCGATGTCGTCGTCGTATACAACATCCTTTACGCGTTTGAGTTTATTCATCTGGTAGTGGTCCTTCATGTAACCGTTGATGAACTTCCTCTCGTCAGTAATGTCTTCTCCAGCCTTACGAGCTGCGATAAGAGCCTCTACCGCCTCGCGTTTGACGTTTTCCTCATTGCGAAAACGACCCTCTTTAGTAATAGTAGTATTGAAGCCGTTTTCAATGTGTTCCGCTAGTTTACCGGGTTCTCTGTGGAGTCCTTTTTTGTATCCATCCACAGCAAGAGATGTCTTGATACGAGCACGGTAGCTCATCTGTTTGAAGAACTCATCCCCCATCATCATTATCCTAGAGGGGTGTCTAACAAGATGACCCATGAAATTGAAAGCGGAACGAAGTAGGGTTCCGTCAGGGTTATCTACTCTAATCTCCCCTCCTCGGTTTAGTATGCGGTCATCCCTGAATGCGGTGTATCCGGTTATTGACCTAGCCGCATCATCAATTCCTGACTTAAAAGCGTATCTCATAGAGTCTTTAAAACTCTGGATGTCAAACATAGTCCTAAAGTTAGCCTTAACTAAATTGATGTTTCCTGTCATAGCGCCTCCTGCGATTGACTCAATGTGCCTTAAGGGAAGAACTAGGGCTCCACCAAGAAAGTTCACAACCCAAGAAGTAGGTGAACCTAGAATAGCGTTGTAATACCACTCCTGAGAAATGGCTAATCCTTTTCTACCTGATAACGTCCACTGAGATAACCCTTTGTTGACGCCTATTTGGTTAAGGTTCTTAGCCATTTGGTCCATTTCAATAACCTCTCCTGAATTCTTAAACAACTTTTGAAGGTCGTTAATAATTCTTTTGTCAGTTAGATTACCCCTGTTCTGTCTACGGTAAATGTCCCCCTGTTTCTTCAGTGCGTCCTCCAAAGCCACTCCTAGAGTCCTGTGTTGACCTGCGATGTCTCTACCCAAAGCGCTTTGCCCTGTGCGATAGAGGTCTTGACGCTGTCTCATTCCAAGCGATAACTGAGTTCCAAAGTCAGCCCAGATTTCTTGAAGCGCTGTCCAGCGGTCCA